TTCTAATTTAATTTCATTTTCTTGATTTGTAAAAGCATTACTTTTTTGTTCTTGTGCAAGTTTACCAAACTTATCTGCCAACCTAGTATCACCACGTTGAGCTGCCATTTGTTGAGCAATACTATTAACCTTAAACATATCAACAGGCTTAGTACCTGCTGAGCCGGCCTCACCACCAGCCCCTTCATAAGCTTGTTTAAGAATATCTTTAGATGCTTTGTCTTCTTGTACATCACCCATGGCTTTATAACCAGAGGCAAATGATTCCATAAAATCAGCCATATAGTTCTCCTATTAGTATGGGTTTACACTTGGTACTTGTGATGCATCAATACCCCAACTACCACTGCTAGAAGGATTAATACCAACACCACTATATGTTGAACTACCATAACCACCTAGATCAGTATTACTAATACCACCACCATAGAAGTTACTTGCTGCACTTGTTTGTGGTGTGCTATTATAGATATTAGCAATACCACCAAGACCAGAAGCAATCTGACCCATACCAGTATTCATTTGACCTAACTGTGCATTCTTAGCAAGCTGTTGTGAATAAGAAGCTGCAGCTGGGTTTTGAGAAGCACCAGATGTTTGCATAAGGTTAGCTAATTTATTTTGATAATAACTACCAAATGTATTCTGACCTACTTGGTTTAAAGCAATCTGTTCTTGTCCTGATTGTAATTGACCTGAGGCTGCCATACCACGATTAGTGGTTTGGATACCAGTTTGTAACTGTTGTGCATAGCCAGGGTCACTCATAGCAAGAGCTGGGTTGTTCATTAGTTCTTGCATCTTAGCAGCATCACCTGCCCTGTATGGAGCATATGGATCATACTGACCACTTGAACCAGATCCAGTACCACCACCAGAACCACCACCTGTTAGTCCTATTGCATTAGTGATTGCACCACCTGTTAAACTATTAACACCTGCTGCTACTGCAACATAAGGTGCTATGACGGCTGCTGACATTTATTGTCTCCATTCCATAAATTATTAATTCTCATTGTATGTCGGTAGCTAATAGTGACTTCATCACCATTAAACCCACCATCCATGCCTTTAATGTCTCGTAAGGCAACCAAGTACATATCACCATTATCTGTTAACACTGCTTCTGCATTAGGATACTTAGAATGATTAACTAAGAAACCAGCAGGAGTTCTACAACCATTCAATCTCATAGGAGCTATTACAGTTCCTTCAGCTATATCTGCCGTAGCAAACATACCTTTACCTTGAATAGGTGAATCACCTTGAGTTATAGAATAGCTACCATATGGGAATGGAATACAATCACCCCTGTAATGTGATACCTTTTCTATATCCTCAGCAGACCAACCGCACTCTTCAATCATCTCTCTGTAGTCTTGACGATCTACTTCATGATAAATAGTACGGTCTTCTAATTGCTTAGAGAGATACTCATGGTATTTAGGTGGAGCTTTAAATAAAGTCTGTTCAAGGACTTCTACATTAGTCTCGTTAGTAGCATATATGTTTTGCCAAATAACATCTTCTAATGCATAACCTACTTTGCTTCCAGCTGGTGATACAAACATGTGTGGGGCTTCTAGTGTAACAGTATTACCGTTACCATCAATAACATTGATCTTACCCTTTAACAACATATTAATATGATCTGAGACATGCTCTTGACCAATAATTAATGTACCAGCTTTATATGACGCTTCCCTAATGTAAACACCAGGACCAAATCTATGTACAACATTACATCTCATCTGTGGAGCATCTAACAATGCCTCTGCTAGTTCCATTTTAGATTCATGTGTACGTAAATCAAACGTAGGTTTATTTAATACTTCAACTAAATCACTCAATCCTATCTCCTATAGTTAGTAGGGGTTGCCCCGTCTTGCTCAAGCTCACCAATACTAAAGTCAATCTCTGCTGCATCTAATCTCAACGGTACAGCATCAGTACATAGGAATTCCCATGCACGTCTACGTGCTTCACCTAATTGATATATCTGGGCTCTTGGCTTACTTAAATCTACTTGTCTATAACTTGACCATGTTTGATAGTCATCATTAGAATGACGTACCATCATAGTAGCAGGAATTTTATCTCCTACAATCTCAAGTCTAGTATAGAACTTACGTTTAGTTGTTCCACTATCAATGATGTCTGATACACACCTATAGTAAATAGGAGCACCATCATCAGTATAGTAATCAGAGGATAGCTTATAAAGCTTTCCAGTGTCATCATCTAACATAAAGTAACTAGTACCATCAGTAGTATAATAAGAAGCTCTGAAATACTGTTCACCATAGACACCATCAACGGCACCAGTGTCAGCATTTCCTAATGTCCACATACTCCAATTATACCACATCTTTTCATTAATGTCAAATACTAATGTAGTATTTATTCCATGTAATGTTAAAACGTAGAATGTATGACCATTCATTTTAAATACATATGCATCTATAGTATCAAGAGCATTAGCTTTTTGTAACCATCTATCAATATAAACAGTAGATACCTTAACAGGTGATGTACCATCCATAAGGAATACTTGTGGGCCTTCTGACTTAGACCTACCTATCCATATAACTGATTGTTCAAACTGTACAATAGAAGCACCGTTAGCACATCCAATCTCAGACTTATAAGATGAAGCTACTGCTAAAGGAGAGCCTGTAGCATTACCACCATCATAAAAGAAGTCTGTAGACCATTGTCCAAGTCCTAGAATATAGTTAAAGTGTTTAACAATACCTACAAGATTATCTGGTTCTGACTCAGCAGTAATATAGTCTAGTGGATTCCAGATAGTAGGATCACCTACCGCTGAAGAGTAAATACGACCACCTTGTGTTGCTACAAATACATATGAGTCTAAGAATACTGCCCCAGGAACTAAGTTCGTAGGAAAGAAGTTAAGTAGACTAGTAGCTGTAGCTCCGTTACCTGCATCAGTAAAAGTTGCTGTTGTTACGTTAGCTGTTGTAGTAGAACTTAATGTAATAGTATAAGTACCACCAGTGCTAGATAAAGCTGTAATAGTAGTACCGGCATTTACTCCAGCACCAGATACTGTCATACCAACATACAAAGAACCAATACCTGTAGACGCTGTCATTATAGACGATCCAGAAGTATTAGATACAGTAGCACTAGATACCGTTGCTGCAGGGGTAAAAGAGACCGTAGGAGCCGTTGTATAGCCTAACCCTTTAGTTAGTATTGTCACCCCAATAATAACGCCGTTAACAGCCGTTATCGAAGCCGTAGCAGGTGTTGTACAGCTACCTGTAAATGTAACTGTAGTACCATTACTATATCCACTACCACCAGTCAGTACTGTTACAGTAGCAACTGTATCATTTGTAATCTGTGTAAAACTACCACTAGAACTTAATAAGTAACCATTAGTACCGTTTTGAATAAACAGATAAGCATTGTTCATGGTCTGTACCATAGAACAGTTCTGTATTGCACCAGTCATTGTACCTACTGTTGTTACAGTGTAACTAATAGGATCTACTTGGTATACTACGTTGTTAACAATAGCGTATAAGTATCCATTAAAGTAGGTAAGGCCTTGAGCATCACCTGCTGGAATAGCTGGAGCTAGTGTCTGTGATTGTAACCCAGGACGTTTAATAAACTCTCGTTTAGATTGATCCCTTGTTTCAAAGTAACCATTAACACATCTTGAATCCTTAGCAAAGCTAGAAGTTCGGGACTCAATTGGCTGTGTCAGCGGGATTCTAGTTATAGGCATTGCTTCTCCAAAGCTGTATTACGGTTGGTTACGTGAGCCACTTACATACATTCTAAAGTCTGGTTGGAAGAATGTACTATACGTATCTACATCCCAAGCAGTTAATTCTTCTCTATATGTTTTAGCACGCATTGAAATCTCTTGTCTATGGTTACCAGGTACACTATACTCAATAGCCAACTGATCTGCAAGATTCCATACAAGAGTATTCATCCATTCATTAGGAAAGTCTGGAACGTCTTGTGCACGGTTAATATCATTAATAGGCATCTGCATAACAAGATGCAGGTTGTAGTTTGTAGCTACAGTACTATTAGGGGTTGTATAGGCGTATACAGTGCCATAGGTCGTTTTAATATCGTAGAAGATACTGTTAGGTACCCCAGTCGAAAACTTTGAACCTAGCTCGTTATATTCCTTTTTAGACAACATCTGCAATGGTACATCCACTGGAGGAGTTGACTGATTGTTTCTATAGAAAGCTTGTAATAGTTTAAGGGGCTTATCCGTAATTGGAGTAGTAAACCCAGTATCAAAACTATCATACATAGCTACAGAATTAGGACCACCTAATGTATAGGTAGTTACATTGTTAGTCATTGGTATAACTAACTCTTGGTTTTTCCAAAGCTTTAAGCCCTCTGTACTCATCTGTTTAACAAACAAGTTAAGAGCTAGTGATGCGTTAGCAATAGATGCTGCATCTGGTGTATCACCAAGTTCAAGAACACCTAGCTTACGCAAGGCAAGCTGGATAATCTGATCTCGTGTTACGGTAAAAGTAGAACTCATACTAACTCCTTATAAGAAGTTTAACAGCTTGGTCTAATCCCATTGACTGAGCAATTACAACAGCAAGAGCACCGATAGCCAAATATTTAATCTGGTTAAGAGATTTCTCTATGCTATGCATAGTTGTTTTCATATCAAGATGTGACTCACGAAGCTCTTTAATATCCTCGTCATGATTCTCACTGCGTACTTCTAGTTTAACTACCCGGGTTTCCAGAGCTTCTGCTGACATGTTAGTATTTACCTTCTGCGAATATGTTAACGAAGACTGTCCCGTCCTCTAGGGCTTCTATCTCATGCCATTCATTAGCTACAAGGTTTACAGGAGAATCATTCTTTGTAAGAATATGCTCAACACCCTCTTTGCGGACTACACAAGAACCACTACAGCACATAGTTGCATGAGCATATAGGTGTTCATGTTTAGGTAGTCCTTCACCTTTATTAGCATGATACTTATTGATTTGTGCCCCGTCATAGACAAAGCTATGAACAGGGGTTATTTGAATTGTCATACTGTAGGCAATGAAGTTGTAGGTTGTGGCTGTAAAGGTTTAGGTGCTTCAGGTTTTGGTTCATTGGTAATACAATCTGTACCATTCCAAGTAAACCCAATACTACCAGCACCAATCTCTTGAGTTAAAACATAGTCTGTTTTATCAACATTAAGCAGCCATACCATAGCAGGCGTTGTTTCTTGAACTAACATTGTTGCATCACTAGGTGGTGCCCATGTATCTGTATTGCCATCCCATAAACATACATTAGTTATAACATTTTCTTGAATCATTAAGTAGTTTTGAACTGTCATTTTAATATTCTCCAATTACCATTCAAAAATAACAATACCAGCACTGCCAGCATAACCAGCCATATTACTAGATTGGCAAGATACATTAGGGTTGTAACCACCACCAGCACCATAACCTAAACCTGCAGTATTTTGAGGAGTTATGCCTGGAGTCATAAGAGAAGCACCAGCGGATTGACTTGCAAAAGAAGCTATAGAGCCTTTAACATTTATATCCCCTGAAGTTGCTGTTCCACCTAATCCACCTGTTCCATTATTAAATAAACCAGCACCTCCACCACCTGCTGTAACTGTAGTAATAGTTTGAGTTCCTGAAGCAATAGATGAATTACCGCCAGCCCCACCATTTGACGGACTTGAACTTCCTGCTGTTCCTGCTGCCCCTACTGTTACTGCAATAGTATTTCCTGAAGTTAATGAAGTAAGAAATTTAATTGCACTTGCTCCACCGCCCCCTCCAAAACCTAGACCACCAGCTGCGGAATTACCCCCACTACCACCACCGCCACCAATTAAAGTAACTTTAACCGCAGTTACTCCTGTAGGAACTGTAAATGT